ACGCTTAACGACAAAACCAGAAAAGGAATAGACATCATCGCCTGTAGAATAGGAATGTAACACCCCTACAATGGATGCCGACAGAATTGTCTTTAAAGTTAAGAATCAGTTGGTGTCTGTTAAGCCGGAGGTGATTGTTGATCAGTACGAGTACAAATACCCGGCTATTGTGGATAGGCAGAAGCCCAGCATCACTCTGGGGAAAGCTCCAGACCTGAACAAGGCTTACAAGTCCATTCTTTCCGGATTGACTGCTGCCAAACTCGATCCGGATGATGTCTGTTCTTATTTGGCCGCAGCAATGGAGCTGTTTGATGGAACTTGCCCCGATGATTGGACGAGTTATGGGATCCTTATTGCCAAGAAAGGAGATAAAATCACTCCAGCCACTTTAGTTAACATTCAAAGAACAGATGTCGAGGGCAACTGGGCATTGACCGGAGGTCTAGACCTGACAAGAGATCCGACTGTAGCCGAACATGCATCCTTAGTGGGGCTCCTTCTCAGCCTTTATCGACTGAGTAAAGTCTCTGGGCAGAACACAGGGAATTACAAAACCAATGTTGCTGACCGAATGGAGCAAATCTTCGAGACAGCTCCATTTGCCAAAATTGTGGAACATCACACCTTGATGACCACTCACAAAATGTGTGCTAACTGGAGCACAATTCCCAATTTTAGGTTTTTAGCAGGGACATATGACATGTTTTTCTCGAGAATTGAGCATTTGTATTCAGCCATAAGAGTAGGAACTGTTGTGACCGCATATGAGGATTGTTCTGGGTTGGTTTCATTCACAGGGTTCATCAAACAGATAAATTTGACAGCGAAGGAAGCGATATTGTATTTCTTCCACAAAAATTTTGAAGAAGAGATCAAGAGGATGTTTGAGCCAGGTCAGGAGACGGCTGTCCCGCATTCTTATTTCATCCACTTCAGGTCATTGGGACTAAGTGGAAAATCTCCATACTCTTCGAATGCAGTTGGTCATGTGTTTAACCTCATCCACTTTGTCGGCTGTTACATGGGCCAGATTAGATCTTTAAACGCAACTGTCATCTCTAGTTGTGCACCTCATGAGATGTCGGTTCTTGGTGGTTACTTAGGGGAGGAGTTTTTCGGTAAGGGAACATTCGAAAGGAGATTTTTCAGGGATGAGAAAGAGCTCAAGGAGTATGAGGCTGCTGAGTCAGTAAAGACGGACACAGCCTTGGCAGATGATGGAACTGTCAATTCCGATGACGAAGACTTTTTCTCTGGAGAGACAAGAAGTCCGGAAGCAGTGTACACCAGGATTATGATGAACGGAGGACGATTGAAAAAGTCCCACATCAGGAGATATGTTTCCGTCAGCTCAAACCATCAAGCAAGACCAAACTCATTTGCTGAGTTTTTGAATAAAACCTACTCAAGTGATCCAAGATAAAGAGCTGGGCTCCCATTCTGTGATTTGCCTCATTGACTATCTCTAAAATTAACAGAGAAAAAAACTAACACCCCTCCCTCTATTCCATCCCAGCCATGAGCAAGATTTTTGTCAATCCGAGCGCTATTCGAGCAGGGCTGGCCGACTTGGAGATGGCGGAGGAGACAGTTGACCTGATCAACAGGAATGTTGAGGACAATCAGGCGCATCTTCAAGGAGAACCCATAGAGGTGGAAGCCCTCCCTGAGGACATGAGAAGACTTCACATAAGTGAGCAAAAACATAGCCAGCTGTCTGACAGCGCTTGTGGAAAAGAGGAGGGAAGCGATGATGATTTTTACATGGCTGACAGCGAGGACCCTTATGTCCCAATGCAGTCTTACCTGGATAACGTCGGGATTCAAATCGTCAAGAAAATGAAGACAGGGGAAAGGTTCTTCAAGATCTGGTCTCAGGCGGTAGAAGAGATCATCTCATATGTGACTGTCAACTTCCCTCTGCCTTCTGGGAAGTCAACTGATGACAAGTCTACTCAGACTGTGTCAGAGAGATCTAGGCAGAACCCACAACCTTCCTCAGTCAAAAAGGAGGACCAACTGTCAAAGACTAAGGTCGTCTCCCAAGAAGCTTCCGGGCCTCCTGCGTTGGAATGGTCAGCCACAAACGATGAAGATGATGCATCCGTGGAGGCAGAGATAGCACACCAGATTGCTGAGAGCTTCTCCAAAAAATACAAGTTCCCATCTAGATCCTCTGGAATATTCTTGTACAATTTCGAGCAGTTGAAAACAAATCTCGATGACATCGTGAGAGAGGCCAAAAGGATCCCGGGCGTGATGCGACTTGCTCAGGATGGTCTGAGGCTCCCCCTCAGGTGTATTTTAGGGTGGGTTGCTTCAACCCACTCGAAGAGATTCCAAATTTTGGTGGACTCAGACAAGTTGAGTAAGATTATGCAGGATGACATCAATCGATATTTGGCCTACTGAGTGCCCCTCCCTCTCAGGGCCCCAAACTGCCCAGCATGACTAATGAAAAAAACATGTAACACCACTGACGAGATGAACTTCCTCCGCAAGATTGTAAAGAGCTGTAAGGACGAGGAAGATCAGAAGCCAGCTCTGGTCTCTGCCCCACCGGATGACGACGATTTATGGCTTCCCCCACCCGAGTCTGTTCCTCTGACAGAGATTTCAGGGAAGAAGAACATGAGAAACTTCTGTATTAATGGTGAAGTCAAGATATGCAGCCCTAACGGCTACTCCTTTAAGATCCTAAGACACATCCTAAAATCCTTTGATGGAATCTATTCTGGAAACCGGAGAATGATAGGGCTTGTCAAGGTGGTTATTGGTCTTGCTCTCTCAGGGGCCCCTGTCCCAGAGGGGATGAATTGGGTCTACAAAATCAGGCGCACCTTGGTGTTTCAGTGGGCCGAATCCCGTGGTCCGCTAGACGGAGAAGAGTTAGAATACTCTCAAGAGATAACATGGGATGACGACTCTGAGTTTATTGGCTTGCAGATCAGAGTTAGCGCAAGGCAGTGCCACATCCAAGGAAGAGTCTGGTGTATCAACATGAACTCCAGAGCATGTCAACTGTGGTCTGATATGTCTCTCAAGACCCAGCAGTCGGATGAGGACAAAAACACCTCCTTGCTGCTGGAATGAGCCGCTCCCTACACAACCAATCACTCGGTTACCTCTGCACAAAAATATATACAATTTTACCTTCTACCTTTTGCGAGCAATAGAACAAATATGTTATGGTGCCACACAACCGCTGCATTTTATTGAAACATCTGATTGAACACCTTCACATGTGAAGCCTCTGCAATGTGAAAAAAACATTTAACATCCCTCAAGGATCTTAGAAGCCATGCCCTCTCAAGCAGTCTTTCTTGTTCTTACCACGGTTTTCTCTCAGTGTGTTGGGAAATTCCCTATTTACACTATTCCTGACAAATTAGGACCTTGGAGCCCCATAGACATTCATCATCTTAGCTGTCCGAATAATTTAGTGGTGGAAGATGATGGGTGCACCACCCTATCTGGGTTCACGTATATGGAGTTGAAGGTGGGATATATAACAACGATAAAAGTAGATGGTTTTACATGTACTGGAATAGTGACAGAGGCAGAAACCTACACAAATTTTGTTGGTTACGTTACCACCACTTTCAAAAGGAAACATTTCAGGCCAGGCCCAAGTGCATGCAGGGATGCATACAACTGGAAAGCCGCAGGTGACCCTAGATACGAAGAGTCCTTGCACAATCCATATCCAGATTCTCACTGGTTGAGAACCGTCACAACCACTAAAGAGTCTCTTTTAATCATTTCGCCTAGCGTGGTGGACATGGATGCATACGACAAATCTCTTCTCTCTAAGATATTCCCTAACGGGAAGTGCCCCGGGGTATCCATTGCCTCTCCATTTTGCTCCACCAATCATGATTACACAATTTGGATGCCTGAAAACACAAAGACCGGAATGTCGTGTGATATATTCACGACCAGTAAAGGGAAGAGAGCTACTAAGGATGGTAAGTTGTGTGGGTTTGTTGATGAGAGGGGGCTCTATAAATCATTGAAGGGATCATGCAAATTGAAACTGTGCGGTGTCTCTGGCTTAAGGCTGATGGACGGGTCATGGGTCTCCATCCAAAATCACGAAGAGGCCAAGTGGTGCCCTCCCGATCAACTGGTGAACGTTCATGATTTCCACTCAGATGAGATCGAGCATCTGATTGTAGAGGAGCTTGTTAAGAAGCGGGAGGAGTGTTTGGACGCCTTAGAATCGATCATGACAACCAAATCGATCAGTTTTCGTCGCCTCAGCCACCTGAGAAAACTTGTTCCTGGGTTTGGCAAAGCTTACACCATCATAAACAAGACACTCATGGAAGCTGATGCTCATTACAAGTCGATAAGGGAATGGTCAGAAATTATCCCATCCAAGGGATGTTTGGTAGCGGGAGGCAGATGTTATCATCATCACAATGGAGTATTCTTCAACGGGATAATCTTGAGCCCTGATGGACATGTATTAATCCCGGAGATGCAGTCTGCTTTGCTTCAACAACATATCGAGCTATTGGAGTCATCTGTAATACCACTCATGCATCCACTGGCTGACCCTTCCACTGTTTTCAAAGGGGATGATGGGGCGGAGGATTTTGTAGAGGTTCATCTTCCAGATGTTCAAAAACAGATCTCTGGAATTGATTTAGGCCTTCCGGAGTGGAAGAGATACTTCTTAATAGGAGTGGCTGCATTGACCCTATTTGCCTTGACAATATTTGTTGTGGTGTGCTGTCGAAGAGTTAGGAGGAGGGAGAGGGCCAAACCCAATCCAGTGGAATTGATTCGAAAGGTGTCTGTGACTTCTCAAAGCGGCAAAGTGATCCCTTCATGGGAATCATACAAGGTGGAGGCAGAGGGTCAATCCCAAGCCTAAATTATCTGCCTGACAGACTGAATATCTGATAATCCACCCCTTAAAACACATCTGGGACTGTCAAAATCATGAGTTCCTTATGGGCCAGGGATAATTTATAAGAGAGAGGCTGCCTGATTTCTACACATGATTCTCAATCAATGAATTAAACTATTTCAGATCTACCGGTACACAGGGTTTTACAATAGCTACATCGATTATTGGTGCTTCAGTCAATTTGGGATGCATTCCATGAATCATTTATGTTGAACAAAAGTTATACACTTGCCAACTCATCCATGTGACGCAAACATATCAGTATGTCTTAATGTATGACCTGTCTCAGTCAGGATCAGCATGAATTTCCCACAATCTGGAAAGAGATCCTAGGTTGATAATGCTCTGCTATGTTACTAACCAAAGGTATATAATGACAATGAGCTCAATCATCTTTATCATATAATCATGAAAAAAACATCTTACCGGGAGAGAAACAACACCTCTCCGGGAAGAGAGCTCTCCAAAATGATTGATTCTCTTGAGGTGTATGATGATCCTGTAGATCCAATTGAGCCGGAGGTGGACCTCAAAAACAACGCAGTGGTGCCTAACATTCTCAGGAACTCAGATTATAATCTCAATTCCCCCCTGATAGAGGATCCGTCTCAGCTCATGCTGGATTGGCTAATCACGGGGAATAAGCCCAATCGACTGTCCCCATCTGATAATTTAGTGAGGTCATATAAAGTCCTAAAGAGTTATTTTAAGAAAGTGGATGTAGGGTCTTTACGGATCGGAGGCCTCGGAGCACAGGCTATGACATCACTGTGGCTACATGGGGCTCACTCAGAGTCTACCAGGAGTCGAAAATGCCTCTCTGATCTCGCCCAATTTTACCAAAAATCATCACCCATTGAGAAGTTGTTGAACTATACGTTAGAAAATAGAGGCCTCCAAGTCCCACCGGAGGGGGTCCTCTCCAGTCTGAAGAAGGTGAGCTATGATCGGGCATTTGGACGATACCTTGCCAACACTTACTCCTCTTACTTGTTTTTCCATGTTATAATCTTGTATATGAATGCGTTGGATTGGGAAGAGGAGAAGACAATACTGGCCCTTTGGAAAGATCTGAACTCGGTGGACATAAAGAAAGACCAGGTGAAATTCCGAGATCAGATCTGGGGATCCCTTGTAGTGACCAAAGATTTTGTCTATTCTCAGAGCGCCAACTGTCTTTTCGACCGAAATTACACTCTTATGTTGAAGGACCTATTTCTATCCCGGTTCAATTCTCTTCTAATCTTGCTGTCACCTCCAGAGCCAAGATACTCAGATGATTTGATATCTCAGTTGTGTCAACTATACATTGCGGGGGACAATGTCTTGTCAATGTGTGGCAACTCGGGCTATGATGTCATCAAGATGTTAGAACCATATGTTGTGAACAGCCTGGTACAAAGAGCAGAAGGGTTTCGACCCTTGATACACTCCTTAGGAGACTTTCCTCTCTTTATCAAGGACAAAGTAACCCAACTTGAAGGCACTTTCGGACCCAGTGCAAGGAACTTCTTCCGGATTCTTGATCAATTGGACAACATACACGACTTAGTATTTGTATATGGTTGTTATAGGCACTGGGGGCATCCTTATATCGAGTACAGGAAAGGGTTGTCCAAGTTGTATGATCAAGTTCATGTGAAGAAGGTCATTGATGGAGACTATCAGGAGTGTTTGGCCAGTGACTTAGCTAAGCGAATTCTTAGATGGGGATTTGACAAATATTCCAAGTGGTACCTGGACTCCAAATTGTTGGCTCCCAATCACCCTTTGACCCCCTATATCAAAACTCAAACCTGGCCTCCAAAACATATAGTAGATATGGTGGGAAATACCTGGCACAAGCTTCCTATCACTCAGATATTCGAGATACCAGAGTCTATGGATCCGTCAGAGATTTTGGACGATAAGTCACATTCCTTCACCAGAACTAAACTAGCCTCTTGGCTTTCCGACAACCGAGGAGGGCCTGTTCCCAGTGAAAAGGTAATAATAACAGCACTGTCAAGACCTCCTGTCAACCCTAGAGAGTTCCTGAAATCTATAGACATTGGGGGGCTGCCAGATGACGACCTTATAATCGGACTGAAACCCAAGGAGAGAGAGCTGAAGATCGAAGGTAGATTCTTTGCCTTGATGTCATGGAACCTAAGGCTTTACTTTGTAATTACAGAGAAGCTCTTGGCTAACTACATCTTACCTCTCTTTGATGCCTTAACCATGACTGATAACCTGAATAAGGTGTTCAAGAAATTGATCGATAGGGTCACAGGGCAGGGTCTGCAGGATTACTCTAGGGTAACATATGCATTCCATCTAGACTATGAAAAATGGAACAATCACCAGAGATTGGAATCCACCAAGGATGTATTTTCTGTACTGGATTATGTATTTGGGCTTAAAAAGGTCTTTTCCAGGACCCATGAGTTTTTCCAAAAGTCTTGGGTATATTATTCTGACAGATCGGACTTGATAGGGTTATGGGAGGACCAGATATATTGCCTGGACATGTCCAATGGACCAACTTGCTGGAATGGCCAGGATGGGGGTCTAGAGGGTTTAAGACAGAAAGGTTGGAGTCTAGTGAGTTTACTGATGATTGATAGAGAGTCCCAAACTAGGAATACAAGAACTAAGATTTTAGCTCAGGGAGACAATCAGGTCTTATGTCCGACATATATGCTGTCCTCTGGGCTGACCCAAGAGGGACTTCTCTATGAGTTAGACAGTATTTCACGGAATGCTCTATCTATATATCGAGCAATTGAAGACGGGGCATCCAAATTAGGACTCATCATTAAGAAGGAGGAGACGATGTGTAGTTACGACTTTTTAATATATGGGAAGACACCTCTATTTAGAGGCAACATACTAGTCCCTGAGTCTAAAAGGTGGGCCAGAGTCTCATGCATTTCCAACGATCAAATTGTTAATCTTGCAAACATCATGTCTACTGTGTCTACCAATGCATTGACAGTTGCACAGCACTCTCAATCCTTGATTAAGCCTATGAGGGACTTCTTACTCATGTCGGTCCAAGCTGTGTTCCACTACTTGCTGTTCAGTCCTATTCTGAAAGATAGAGTTTACAAGATTCTGAGTGCTGACGGAGATGATTTTCTATTGGCGATGTCTAGGATTGTCTTCCTGGATCCATCACTTGGAGGAGTGTCAGGGATGTCTTTAGGTCGTTTTCACATCCGCCAGTTTTCGGATCCTGTGTCGGAAGGATTGTCATTCTGGAAAGAGATCTGGTCAAGCTCCTCAGAGTCATGGATTCACTCTCTGTGTCAGGAAGCAGGTAACCCTGACTTGGGTGACAGGAGTTTGGAAAGTTTCACTCGTCTCCTCGAGGATCCCACCACTCTCAACATAAGAGGTGGAGCGAGCCCTACCATTCTGTTGAAAGAAGCCATAAGGAAGGCTCTGTATGATGAAGTGGACAAAGTTGAGAACTCTGAATTTAGAGAAGCAATATTGTTGTCCAAGACTCACAGAGATAACTTCATACTGTTTTTGAGATCCATCGAGCCCCTATTTCCAAGATTCCTCAGCGAGTTATTCAGCTCATCATTTCTGGGGATACCTGAGTCAATTATCGGGCTAATTCAAAACTCTAGAACAATCAGACGGCAGTTTAGGAAAAGTCTCTCAAGGACCCTAGAGGAGTCCTTCTTCAATTCAGAAGTTCATGGAATCAACCGGATGACCCAAGTACCCCAAAGAATTGGAAGAGTTTGGCCCTGCTCAGCTGAGAGAGCTGACCTATTAAGAGAGATCTCTTGGGGGAGAAAAGTGGTTGGCACCACTGTTCCCCACCCCTCTGAAATGTTAGCCTTGTTGCCAAAGTCCTCCATCTCATGTGTTTGCGGGCAGACTGGAGAAGACAGTCCTAGAATTTCTGTATCTGTTTTACCATCTTTTGATCAATCCTTCTTCTCAAGGGGTCCTCTTAAAGGATATTTGGGCTCTTCGACATCTATGTCCACCCAACTGTTTCACGCATGGGAGAAGGTTACCAATGTCCACGTTGTTAAGAGGGCTTTGTCTCTTAAAGAGTCTATCAATTGGTTCATAGTTAGAGACTCTAATCTGGCACAAGTGCTGATCAAGAATATAATTTCTTTGACAGGCCCCCTATTTCCTCTCGAGGAGACTCCCGTGTTTAAGCGGACTGGATCAGCACTCCATCGGTTCAAATCAGCCAGATACAGTGAAGGTGGTTATTCCTCTATTTGTCCAAATTTACTCTCTCACATTTCGGTCAGCACAGACACCATGTCAGAATTGACACAAGATGGGAAAAACTTTGATTTTATGTTCCAACCCCTTATGCTTTATGCACAAACCTGGACTTCTGAGCTGGTGCAAAAGGATCTGCGATTAAAAGATTCTACATTCCATTGGCACCTCCGATGCCCAAAATGTATCAGACCAATAGATGATATAACCTTAGAGGCCCCCCAAGTATTCATGTTTCCAGATGTTTCTAAGAGAATATCTAGGATGGTGTCAGGTGCTGTTCCCCAGTTTCAGAGGCTTCCTGAAATCAGCCTAAAACCTGGAAAGTTTGAGTCTCTGAATGGCAAGGATAAGTCCAGGCATATAGGGACTGCCCAGGGACTGCTGTACTCTATATTGGTCGCCACCCATGATTCTGGATATAATGATGGCACCATATTCCCGGTGAACATATACGGCAAAGTATCTCCTAAGGATTATTTGAGAGGACTGGCCCGGGGTGTCCTGATCGGGTCATCGATCTGCTTTTTGACCAGGATGACCAATATCAATATAAACAGACCCTTAGAGCTGATCTCTGGTGTTATTTCTTACATATTATTGAGGCTTGATAACCACCCCTCACTATATGTCATGCTTAAGGAGCCCTCCCTCAGGTCTGAAATATTTTCAATCCCCCAAAAGATCCCTGCAGCTTATCCAACCACCATGAAAGAGGGCAATAGATCAGTATTGTGCTATCTGCAACATGTACTCCGCTACGAGAGGGATGTGATTACTGCCTCCCCTGAGAATGATTGGCTCTGGATCTTTTCCGACTTTAGAAGCACAAAGATGACTTATTTGACTTTGGTGACTTATCAGTCACACATCCTGCTCCAAAAAATTGAGAAGAGTTTGTCAAAACAAATGAGAATAAGACTGAGACAGTTAAGCTCTCTAATGAGACAAGTCCTGGGGGGCCATGGGGAGGATTCTCTAGACTCTGATGAAGACTTTCAGGGACTATTAAGAGATGCATTACAGAGAACCAGGTGGGTGGACCAGGAGGTTCGTCACGCCGCCAAAACCATGACTGGGGATCACAGCCCTACCAAGAAGGTGTCTCGAAAAGCCGGAGGCTCAGAATGGATATGTTCTGCTCAGCAGGTAGCAATATCAACCTCGTCAAACCCGGCCCCAACCTCGGAGCTCGACGTGAGGGCGTTATCAAGGAAGTTTCAGAATCCTCTGATATCTGGTCTGAGGGTGGTTCAATGGGCCACGGGTGCACATTACAAGCTAAAGCCAATACTTGATGATCTTGAATCTTGTCCATCCCTTTGCCTGGTTGTGGGTGATGGCTCTGGAGGAATCTCACGGACTGTACTTAGTATGTTCCCTGATGCCAGGTTGGTTTTCAATAGTTTATTAGAGGTGAGTGATCTTATGGCCTCAGGAACACATCCATTGCCTCCATCAGCCATCATGAGTGGGGGAGACGACATAGTATCAAGAGTTATAGACTTTGAGTCAATTTGGGAGAAGCCTTCAGACTTAAGAAACCTTTCTACCTGGAGGTATTTCCAATCTGTTCAGAACAGCAGCAAAATGTCGTATGATCTGATCATCTGTGATGCCGAGGTGACTGACATATCCTCTGTTAACAAAATAACTTTATTAATGTCAGACTTCTCCCTCTCAATCAATGGTCCCTTAACCTTGATATTCAAAACTTACGGGACTATGCTGGTAAACTCGGATTATAAGGCAATTCAGCATCTCTCAAGGGCATTCCCCTCTGTAACTGGGTATATTACCCAAATGACCTCTTCATTCTCCTCTGAGTTGTATCTGAAGTTCTCCAAAAGGGGCAAATTCTTCAGAGATGCCGAATATCTGACATCATCGACATTGCGAGAAATGAGCCTTGTATTGTTTAACTGCAGCAGTCCCAAGAGTGAGATGCAAAGAGCCCGCTCGTTGAATTATCAAGACCTTGTGCGAGGATTCCCAGAGGAGATCATATCAAATCCGTACAATGAGATGATCATAACTCTGATAGACAGTGAGGTCGAGTCGTTCTTGGTTCACAAGATGGTGGATGATTTAGAACTTCAAAAAGGAGCCTTATCCAAAATGTCAATCATTATTGCGATTGTGATGGTGTTCTCTAACAGAGTTTTTAACGTATCCAAGCCCTTAAGTGACCCGATGTTTTATCCGCCTTCTGACCCTAAAATTCTCAGACACTTCAATATTTGCTGCAGCACCCTAATGTACTTGTCAACTGCTTTAGGTGACGTCCTCAACTTTGCTAGACTCCATGAGCTATATAATAACCCTGTAACGTACTACTTCAAGAAGCAGGTTATCAGAGGAAGCATATATTTGTCTTGGAGTTGGTCAGACAGTACATCCGTCTTCAAGAGGGTTGCCTGTAACTCCAACCTGAGCTTGTCATCTCACTGGATTCGCCTGATTTACAAGATAGTTCGAACTACCCGATTTGTGGGGAGCAGCAGTGATTTATCGGAAGAAGTTGAGAAGCATTTGAGAGGATACAATAGATGGATTAAATTTCATGATATAAGATCTAGATCGTCCCTGTTGGATTACAGCTGCTTGTGAATCCTGCAGCGGAACATTCTTGACCCTTCAGCATTCTTTAGATAATAGAGCTTGAAAAAAACATATCTCGAAGTCAGAATATGTCCCTATTCGAGGAACTTTTCTCTTTATTGTTTTTTTTGTTAAGCGT